CTGGTGGCCGCGGCGCGATCCGCCGGCCGGACGAGGTACTCGCGCACGAGCCGCTCGAGCTCGTGGGCACTGCTGAACGTGGGGACGCTCCAGCCGAAGGTTCCGTACACCTCGGCGCGCGAGTCGGACAGTTGGAAGACCCCGCACGCGGCCAACTCATAGGCCCGCGGGTTGAGACTCTCGGCGCCCTGCACGCGCACCGGCTGGCGGCCGTAGTTGCGGCTCGAGCGATACAGGTTGAGGCCAATCTTCGCGCGGCGGTAGAGCGCCGCGGTCCGGACGTTGTCGACGGTCCCGCCGCGGATGAATTTGCGCAGCTTGTGCCGCGAGCCGAGCAGCGTCCACGTGCCGTACAGGCCGAGGTCGATACCGGTCCAGTCGACCCGCTCGAGCAGCTCGCACCGCTCGGCGAAGCCGGTGCCGACGAACACGACATCATGGGCTGGCACGTCGTGCTCGTCGGCGGCCGCCGGGGCGTGGCGCGCCGGATCGTAGGCGTGCCCCAGAAACGCCGTCCGCGGATTGGCCTGCCGGAGGGCCGCCACGCTGGTCCGCTCGGTCGTCCAGCACATGTCGACCAGACCGGCCAGTTTGGCCTGGGGGACGTCCTCATACGGCGACTCGGTGAACAGCACTGCCGTGCGCAGCCCGGCGCGGCGCATCAGCCCGACGGCATCCGGGTGCAGGAACATGCCCGAGATGACGAGCACCCAATCGACCTCATAGCGCAGGGCCAGCTCGAGCGCCTCGACGCTGCCGCGGTAAATCGCCTCCGGCCAGCCAGGGCGCCGCTCGGGATCCTTGCCGCGCGCCGTCCACAGCCAGGTCAGCCACCGCTGCGCGAGCGTCAGCCGCGATGCGAGGTCGTAATAGAACAGGTTCGGCCCGAGCTCGTGCTGCAGGGCGTCGCCGTAACCCGTCTCAACGTCCTTCGTCGAGAACTCCGCGCCGGCTCCCACGAGTAAGACTCTCACGGCAGCGGCTCGAGCGCCGAGCACTGGCAACCCATGCGCCGGCGCAGATTCATCGCCACCGTTTCGACCAGCGCCGTCTGCCCCGCCGGCCAGCCCGCAGTCGTCGCGATCGTCTCGGTGACCCGCCCATGCTGGCAGTTGGCCTCGATATAAAAGCGGTTCGGCTCACGCGCCGCGAACATGCGCCAGGTGCAAGACTGCCCGCCCTGCGAGACCAGGCTGAGGGTGACGGTGACGACCGTGTTGCTCGTCGGAATCGTCCCGGCACTCTGCACGTAAGTCACCGGCACGTCGACGTAGGTCGCCTGGGTGACGGGCGCGGACTTGACCGTGTAGCGGGCGGAGCGGGTCGGATCGGTGCGGTGCTGGACGTCGAGATTCGAGCCAGGGCTGATGGTGAGCAGCAAGGCCCCGACGTCGAGGCCACCGTCGGTCGTTTTCGACAGGTAGACGTGCGTCGCGTTTAGCCAGGTGCCCAGATCGGTGCGGACCTGACCGCTGATGGGCGGGACCGTGGCCTGATTATTCCAGCGCCAATCGTTGACGTAGGGCACGACCGCCTGCTGCTCGGCGGCCGGAAGCTGCTCGGGATGCGGGTCAGTCACGGCTTGATCGCCAGACACTGCAGGTCGCCCCGCGGCAACGTGTCCAAGTGCAGTACCTCCATGCCGTCGAGCCACGCCCGCAGTGAGTCCTGCGCGACGTTCTGGTACCACTCGCCAGCGCGCAGCGCGTTGCCATCGACCGCGCTGTGTGGCGCCCGCGGATCGGTCGCGCAGGTCACGAGCAGCACCCCGCCAGGCGCCAGCATGCGGATGGCATTGCGCACGATCTGGTCGGCCCGCGGGGAATGCTCGAGGACCTCGCAGCAGACGACCATGTCGGGTGGCTCCGGCGGGACGTAGTCGGCCGCATCGGCGACCACATCGACACTCCTGCCAGGCACGAGATCGACACTGCAGTACCGCGTCTGGTTGAACAGATCGCGGATCGAACCGTTGAAGTTCAGGCCGCCGAGCTCGACGACATCGTGTGGCGCCGGCAGCCCCGCCAACACGCCGCGCACAAATGCATACGCCTCGTCGTGCATCACGCGGCCTGCCACCACAGGTCGGACGGCCAGGGGCGGGCGATGCTGATGATCTCCGGGCGCCAGGCAATGTCGCCGGCGGCGAGCTCGTGCGCGCGGGTGGCGGCGTCGAAGTCGCCCTCATATCGCAGGCCCCACTCGATCTGCTCGGCGAGCCCCCGCGGCAAGACTAAGCAGTCAGCGTCGATGTTGCCGAGCAGCAGGTTCTCGTCACGCCAGATGAGCTGTCGCCAGGGGGCCAGCCAGCGGAAAAACAGGGGCCGGGCATGGTCCTGCTGGTCGATGGCCTGGTGCATCGCGGCGAAGGCACCGGCCGCCGAGATGTTGTCGTCCTGGGTGAACCAGATCCACGGCGCATTGGCCGCCCGCGCGCCGTAGGTGCGCTGGGGATGGCCCCAGCAGTGGCGGCCACCGTCGACCTCAAGCCACACGTAGCGGTCCGGGTCACGCTCATCCTGCACGTGCGCGCGCGCCTGCTCGAGCTCCGCGGTCAGCCCGCCGAAGATATCGGCCACGACGATCACCTCGACGTGCCGGGCCTCGGGGTGCGCATCAAGCGAGTCGAGCGTCTGGGACAGACTGGCGCGGCCAACCGTTGGGATGACCACTGACAGACTAGGTGTCACGCCGCGACTACCACCCGCACGCTCGCGCTGAGCACGTCGACGGCGCCGACCCGATCCTGACCGTAAGCGCCACCGCCCTGAACGTGGGTGAAGCTCACGCCGCAGCCCCCCAGCGACGGATCGGCCTCGATAGCGCACTTGATCGACTTGCGACCGGTCGGTGAGATATAGGCATTGAGGTTGGTCTGGGCGCGATTCATGTCACCCGAGATGGTGACCATCACAAAGACGTCGAAGGTCCACTGCGCTGCTCCGCCGAACTCCGTGTCATAGACCCACGACACGAGCATCGGATACGCCGCCGGCAGGTTCGGGATGTCCGGCACGGTCGCCGTGGCGCGCAACCCATCGATCGTCTCGAGGCGATCCTTGAGGCCCTTCTGGATGCGCTCCAGCGTGGCCTCAGCGACCTCGATCGTCACAACGGACCACCCGCCAGATAACCGACGACGCGCGCGCCGAGCCGCCCGAACAGGGCCGTGATGGCTCCCTCGTTCCGCCGATAGGCCGGACCCATAAACGGCCTCGGGGGAATGCCGCGGCGACCAATGGCGCGCGCGAGGGCGAAGGCGCGGTTGTAGAGGATGCGGTCACGGTTGGCGCCAGCTCGCGGTAAGCTGCCCGACGCGGCGTGGCGGCGCACCCAACCGAGGAGCGCATTGACCGGCGGCATGCGGCCAGGCTTGCGGCCGAACTCGACGAAGACGCCGTACTGGACGCTCGGCCCGACCCGGCCGATCAGGTTCGGATAGGCCCCCGTGATCTCGTGATTGATGGAGCCGCCCAGCCGTCGGGTGTCCTGGCGCACGTTCCGCTTGGCGTCGGCTTCGATCATCAGCAGACTCGCGGTCAGCGCGCGGCGCAGATTGGCTTCGGCGACCTGGGGATAGCGCGTTAGCCGATTCTCGAGGTCGCGCCACTCGGGGCCGAACTGAATGCTCATACGGCGATCCAGGTCGAGGCCGTCGAGCCCGACGCCATGCCGCCCGCAGACCCGTAGGGTGCCAGCAGGGCGATGACGTCGGGGTCCTGCTCGGGGATTGACCCAAAGGTGCCGAGCTGGGCCGACTCGAGCACGCCGAAGGGCGCGTGCAGGCGATGGTGGTAGCGGCTGGCAAGAATGATGCATGCCTGCTCGACCGCGGCGGGTGTTGACCCAAAGCCCCAGATGCCCGTGACCTGGACCTCGAGCCCGACAATGAAGCCCGTGCTCGAGGCCGGTCGCACCCGAATCTCGGTGTAGTTCCCGTGGGTCGGGTCAAGCGGGTAGAGCTGATACGAGCTCGGCGCGAGAACCGTCTGGAAGCTGCCGTTACCGGCGCTGTCGACGGCCACCTCGCTGACGGTGGAGATGTCGGGGACGTTCAGCCGATCGTCGTAGACGGCGACGAACGTGCGTGCATCGGCGCTCGTGCTGAGCGGCTCGAACGAGCGGCCGCAGTAGTTTTCGATCCAGTCGCTCGCGGCATCCAGAGCACGTTGTAGATCACCATCGTCAACCGTGTCGGCGATGGTGATCGCGGCCTTGAAGGTCTCGAGCGTAACCAGGCTCATGCTTGCGCGGGCTTGTCCTCGGTGGGGTTCGGCTCGTCCGCGGCGTCGTCCTCTTCCTCAGGCTCGGCGTCGGGCTTGTCCTCAATCGGCTCGGGATCGGGTGGCTTGGGTTGCTCGCGGTCCGGGCGGTCTGGGCGGGCAGGTGCAGGACTGGTCATGACGATGGCCTCCTTGTCGTCGTAGGTGGTGATCGCTTGCTGCTGGTAGTCACCGGGGCGGATGGCACGCCGGACCAGGCGCGAGCGTCGCGGCAGGCGCCCGGTCACCAGCATGGGGGGGTCCCTATGTGAGCGGGCCGAACTTTCGTTCGTACTCGGCCAGTCGCTCGCGCATGGTCAGTCGTGCGGTACGAGTGTCCTTGCCTGTTTTCCGTCGATGGTCGCTCTTGCCTAAAACCTGCAAGTTCTCGATGCGGTTGTCGCTCCTGACGGTATTGATGTGATCGACCTCTTC